AAAAGAAACGGGAGAAGTTTTGGTAATACTTTTACCCAAAGCTGATGGTACATCAAGCGGTGAGATAACTGTAGACACAGCACTAGGTCAGATTGTTCTATCTAAACCTTATGAATCTACTACAGTGTACAATTTTGAAACTCCTCCTACTCCTGCAGTAATATTAGACCTAACACTAGACATGATTGACAATATGTTAATCGTCAACCCCCCAGAGACTAAGCAGCTTGAAACAGCAGAGTCTACTGCGGATGCAGGTAATGTCCTGGATGTAGACTTCCTTGAGTTTGATGAGCTAGAACAAGATGATCTGGCCCAAGATGATCTAGAGTATCAAGAGTTAGACATTGATTACCTTGCAGGTAACTTTCTTGAAGACTTACTTGATTTAATACAGGATGTTGATGAACTAGGTAAAGCAAGCAAAGCTCTATCAGCCGATGGCGTTACAGGTACAGCCGTAGGATATGACGAAAAAACACAGATTAGTACCTTTGTTACATCTGTTAACTTAAAATTCCTACGTCAAATAGAAGATGCCTTAGAAATAGTCGTGCCTAAAGACGGCTCATATAGCATACACATTGAACAAGAAGGCAAGGTAAATCAAATAGCTACCAACGGAGGCAGTTCTTCTACTATCACTATTAAACAAGGAAGTTAATTATGTATAAACTAATTACATTATTAGTATTATTTTTTATTCCTGTTACCTTTCAAGTAGAATTATTAGAAGTATTAAAACTTAAAACCTTTGACTCACTTGTTAGTGAACAACAACCCAGCGGTAACTTTACAATCCTCAACATTACTGAAGAAGATGTAGAAGCTGAAGGCGGCTACCCTTTCCCTAGAAAACGCTTGGCTGAAATACAAATTGAGTTACTTGAAGCAGGAGCTATAGGTGTAGGGTGGGTAATCGCTTTCCCACATCCAGATAGAATGGGGGGAGACGCTGAGTTTGCAGAAGCCCTAAGCTATGCACCATCTGTATTGCCGTTGTTTGAAGTTAATAACAAGCTGTATCCTAAAACTACTGGTACAGTAATAATGGGTGAAGACATCGGAGGCTATGAAGTACAAGGTGTACTCAATAACATTCCAATACTCTCTGAGTATGCTAACGCTGGCATAGCTGTAGCTCAAGCTGACGTAGACAACTTAATAAGACGCTTACCCCTCCTGATGAGAACACCTGACGGTTGGGTTTCTGCTTATGGTACTGAGGTACTCAAGGTCTTGTTAGGCGCTAGTACCTACATAATTAAAACAAACGAGAATGGTATAGAAGAAATACGCGTTCAAGGTCTTCCTCCTATTTCTGTAGACTCTTTAGGGCGCAAGTGGGTTAGCTGGGTAGACACACCACAGACCACACTACAAGAAATGAATGTTGCAGATACGTTTGTATTTGTAGGGGTTACTGCGCCTGGAGTTATGCCACAACTGGCTACACCAGTAGGCCTATTAGAACCACATAAAATACAAGCAGCCCTTTCTGAATCAATTCTATTACAGGACAGTCCACAGATACCTGACTATGCAACAGCTGCAGAGTTACTTATGCTGTTAGCTTCTGTAATTTCGGTGTGGGTTTTGATTAATTCTTTAGGTATAACACTAGGCGTTTTTCTAAGCACTTGTATACTTATACTAACTTCTGTAGTGGGTGTATATTTTATAAAGAAAGGTTTACTGATTGATGTAACGTGGACATTAATTAGTCAATTTATAACTGGAGCTACAGCATTCTACTTTAGATTCAGAGAGCAGTACAAGCTTAGACAGCAAGTCAAGAAGCAGTTTGGTAAGTACCTTGATCCTCGTATGGTTAAAAAGCTACAAGACAACCCTGAGTTGTGTAAGGTAAATGGCAACAGAGTTGATTGCTCTATTATCTTCACAGACTTAAGAGGCTTTACTAGCCTATCAGAGTCCGTAGAACCAGAGATGGTGACATACATAATGAATAACGTATTAGATGTACAGGTAAAAGCGGCTAATAAATACTATGGCTGTACTGATAAGTTCATCGGAGATGCAGGCATGTTTCATTGGAACACTATTATCCCTCAACCTGACCACCGTAACTTAGCGTTACAGGCTGCTAAAGAAATAGAAAAAAACATTATAGAGTTGAACGCAGTATTTAAATCAGAAGGTATACCTGAGATTGCAATAGGCATAGGTGTTAACTCTGGTGTGTGTATAGCAGGAAACTTTGGGGCAACTGATAGATTTGCTTTTAGTTTGATTGGTGACCCATGCAACGTAGCTGCACGATTAGAATCAAGTACTAAGGTAGCGGGAGTAGGTACGCTGATAGGTGAAGAGACGGCTAAGTATTCTTGTTTTCCTTTAAAAGAACTAGAGCCTATCGAGGTGAAGGGAAAAGCTAAAGCACTTAGAGTCTACACCTGGAAGTAACTATGTTTTACGAGCATTTAAATCCGCTTCTATTTTATTATGTACTGCGTCTAGTTCTCTTGTTGCGCTTCTTATTGTCGACTGTAGTAGGTTAAAGTCTTCTTTAGTTAATTGTTTTGCTAGTATTGTAATATCAGTAGTAGTTCTTTCAGTAATTAACTGTCCTTGTTTATTAAACAAAACTTTATAGCCTAATAGTTTTGCTTCTTCCCTTTTTGTTCTAGCCATTAAATAATCTCACAAGTACCTGCACTACAGGCCAGCTCTTTAGTGTTCTCAGTCATGTCTTTAGTTTCGTACTCAGTAATCTTAGACCAATCAACAACATCCGTTGTTTTCTTTAACCACTTCCTGTACTCATTATACGTTATCTCTTGGTAAGGAGCTTGCTTGTATGAATGATCTGAGTAAGGCAGGAACGAGATACCTGATACATCATCAAAGTTATCCTTTACCCAAGCACCTACTTCCATCCACTCTTTTTCTTTAACGGAAATAGTGACAGAAGGCTTATGCTCACACCATTTATCTTGATACTCTTTCCAGATTTCTAAATGCTCAATAGCTGTAAAGTCTTTTCTAGTTAAGGCCCCTTTCGGAGTCTTCATAGGGAAGTAAAAGACATAGGTATGTTCTGGTTTAGTTATATCATCTTCGTGATACACACCTGCATCAACCATAAGCCTAGCTAAAGGATCTTTCTTATCAGCGCGGATAGTACGAAGGTAGTATGGGCTATGTCTAGTGTGAATACCAGAAGCACTATCGACCAGCTGACTGACTGTTCCACTAGGCTTGACGCAAGTAATTGCAGCCGATTGGGGGATGCCTAGTTTCTTAGCCCATACTTTATTAATTGATATGGATAGATTTTTTAGATATTCTAAATCTATCTTGCCATTTATCATATCAACATTGTCCATTATACCTGTAAGAGAAACACCAAGCAAGGACTCTTCATGTGTGTTGTGCTTCCACTTACTTGTTAAATATCTAAAGTTTGTTAGTGTTGCTTGGAACGTACCTAGTATAGTAGCTGCTTCAACTTTAGTTCTTAAAGACTCCATAGTATCGTAAGGTCTAACAACAACTTCAGTTAGGTTACAGAACTGTTTATTGCGCAGGATAATTTCACTACAGGGATTAGTGCCGTAGTCTTTATACTCTTCACGCCTTCCGTTCCTGGCAGCTTGTTTCTCTGCTGCTTTGCGATTAAAGATACCACGCTCGCCACTCTTAGATTCATATAGTGATAACCACTCACGCATAAACGCACCTGTTTCTACGGCATCTGTATAGGCTACAGAGTTATTAGATAACGCACGTTGTTGATTGTCTTGCCACCAAGCCCCTGCTTTGGCATTACGCATACGAGCGTCTGAGAGATTGCTGAGAGAGATTAAAGCACTACGCCGTACACCTCCTACTACTACCACTTCAGCTATCTTACACATCAAATCATGGCAGTTAAGAGACTCTAGCTTGTGTTGTCCTTTTGTTAATGCATCCTTAAAGAGATTAATAGTAAAATCAAACAGTTCTTCTAAAGGAGCAGGGCCACTGGCACGACCACCAAATGTTTTAAGCCTAGCTCCGTATGGTCTTATGTTAGACACATCCCAAGTGGGAATTTGCCCAGCATAGAGTAACGACAGCATCTCTTTGTAGGCTTTTGCCCACCCAATTTTAGAATCAGCTACCTTAATAATTGTAGCAGAATCAGATAGTTCTTCAGGTAAGTCAGGAAGTTGGTTGATGTACTGACGCTCCACACTGAAGCCCACCCCAGTACCGCACATAAGTATGTACAGTGTTTCATCAAAGGCTCTAAGTGTATCAACAGCTACATAGCTACAGTTAAATCCTGCTACGTTATCCTGCTCTAAGGCTTTACCTGCTGACATTAACGCTCGCATACTAGGCATAATATCTAACGTAAGGACACCGTTTTCTAAGTCTTTTCTAAGAGCTGTCCAGACAGTATCATTTAAACCATGCTTTTCTTTTAAATGTTTCTCAAAGAAATCAAAGTATCGAGCTACTGTTTCATCCCAAGTCTCTCTACGTTTCTTATCTTCGTTCCACCTAGCGTACCTACTAAGATGTATAAACTGTTGATAGTTTGTGGGTAATCCTACGCTGTGTATGTTTTTTTCTATCATTCTAAATCCCTGTTAAATTAATTAATGTTGCATATAAAAGCCTACTCATTACTTGTTCCATCCTTTTCTTATTTTACCATCAGGTATGTATTGATTTATAAAGTCTTTATCTTTTTCTTGCTCACCCATCTTGTTTATACGTTTCATCTCTTCACCGTACAATATAATGGCATAGTGTATAAGCTTTTTAATATCCAGTAAGTAGCCTTCTTCTTTTCTTTTATAACGCATAGCATACTTCATTATGTTACCAAGACAAAACCCTTCACCATATCCAGAATCAAAGATCATATCTGTTGCTTGATACTTTTTATCTTTAGCATAGTGTGCGTCATAAGTATTTTTTATATACAGTGCTAGTGTTTCTAATGTTTTATCTTCGTCAAATTTATAGTTCATTTTTTAAACTCCTCTGGTAAAGTTTCTTCAGTGTACCAAGTAAACTCATTAGCTTCCGCCCACTCAGCGTGTGTTCTTTTCGTACCGTCTTTTCTTTTCTTAGCAGCAGGCATAGGTGCATACGGCTTTTGAAATATAAATATAAGTTCCATTGTACTAGGTAAAGCTTTCCTAATCCACAGGTACTTACTGTACTCAGCGTGATCCCAGAACCTACCCTTTGCTTCGATAAGTATTTTATCTTTTTCAAAGTCAGGCTCATAGGTATGCTCTACGATATAAGGTACTTTAGATGTATGATGACTCCAGGTTTTAAAGATACCTTGATGCAAGTTATATTCCCACTTACTGTCGTATCCTTTAGGAACATTCTTTTCTTTGGGCCTTATCTTTCTTGGGAATCTACGCGGCAACTTCTTCTACCTTTGGTAAGCGTTTAACTTTTGTTAAGTAAGCCAAGCGGTTAGAGTATTTAAAAACTCTTAAGCCTTCACCATCGTTAGAATCTTTATGACATTCAAACTTATGCGCACACCAAGTACATTCACTAGGTAGTTTCATATTTCCAGAAGCCCCATCAGGTACAGGACTATAGCATCTAGCAGGGGGTACATCCTTTTTTAACTGCTGTTTTATTGTTTTAATTTTTGTAATAATATTAGGCTTATCTAAACTTAAAGGCTTAAATAAATTTAACTCTCCTGATTCTTTATTGATGGCTAAGAAACCACCGCCCGTAGTTTGTTCTGCTTCTTCGTAACCCGCAAGCTGTGCAAGGTATCCAAAAGAATCTTTTTCAGGAAGTGTACCAAATAAAAATTTCCTAAAGGCAAAGTTAGAAGCTGACTTAATATCTACTACTTCTCCATCTATCTTACAATCCATGTGTCCTTTAATACCTTGAACAGTAACTTCTTTCTGTTGGTCTGTTATCTTATGTCCTGATAGCTTAACTAAAAACAAAACAACTTCTTCAAGTAAGTGACCATATAAGAATTTGATTTGGGTAGAAGGGGCTAATATATTTTTCTTAGGATCTGTTTTCATATCGTACCATAGCTGTCTTTCTGGTCTACCAATATTAGACATACGCAAGTAAGGCTTCTTAACTTCTCTTGGAGTAAGCCAGTGTTTCATAGCTGACTTCATACCTTCTGCAAAAGCATCTAATTCTTTTTCAGTAACCTTTAAAGTTTTACCGTCACTAATTTTAGATACTTCTTTGTATATGTCTTCTACTACTGTGTCTAATTTCTTCATAAGTTTTCCTCTTCGTGTTTTTTTAAATACTTTATAACTCTATCTAAAGTTTCTGTATTATCTTCAAATCTTCCTAGTGCAGTGTTACAGTTATTACATATCCATCCTCTAAAAGTATTAGTAGAATGATCGTGATCTAATACCCAAACAGATTGGTCTTGCCACCTACCATATTCTTTTAGTTCGTCTTCTATTTTATCACAACAAGGACAAGTATAGTTAGGATCACTAGGTTTAAGATATTGTTGTTTTAATTCTTTTACTATCTTAGTAAGAATAGCAGCACAGTCTTTACATGTAGATCTTCTCGCTTTTTTTGCTGTTTCTCTAAAAGGAAACTTTGAAATTTCTTTATAAGTCTTACACTTAATACAAGTATGTCCTTCTGTATCTTCATAAAAATCTTCTTCATCAAAAAAATCTAACTGCTTAGTGTGTTTCACTCCAGTTATCTCCTATCTTATACTCACCGTCTAAAGGACAAACCATATTCAATACGGTAGCTGTCTCAACAAGTGCCTCTACTCC